CCTCCATCAGCCGTAACATATATGCAGCTAAATATACAGATAAATCTAGTGATTCTTCAACAGCTTCATAAAAATTATCCCTTGTTATGTCATCCTTTGGCATTATTGGGATATTTTGATGATACTCTTTAGCACCTACATCTAATCTTTTTTTGATAAGATCGATGACTAAGTCATTATTTTGTTCTAGGTCTTTTACATCTCCTGATTTTTTATGCTTATCTATTTTGTTTTGCATTTCATCTATTCTAAGGGCCATTTGTTTCATGGCAAAATCAGCTTCAAGCAAAGCTTGTTCAAGATATATTAGTTTGTTTTTTAGTACTTGTTTATTATTCATCGGATATCTCATATTTTTCATATAAATCTTCTATAGGAATTATGACAAGTTTTATAGAATTTCTTAATACTTGTCTATCATACATTTCTACATCAGATTTTTCTACTTTGAATGTACCTGGATAAGTTAGATTACCATATTTATCTTTATGACTTATATTAACAATACATGGTAATCTAAATTCCGCTATTCCTATGGCACGAGTTTTCTTACCCCCATGCCATATCGGTGTTTTAATTGTATAATTATTCATTACAATTCTCAGATAACTTTGGGTCTGTATGATAATATTCTTCTATTCCAGTTTCTGAACCAACTTCTGTAGCTGCATACATTTCTTTAGTTACAGGTATCTTTTTTTGGCTAATATCTTTAGATTTCATTGAATCTTCGATATCTCTGATAAGATCACTTACTTTACTCAAAGCGTCGGTGTTATTACTATTTATATAGAGCTCTCCTCTATAATTATTTAAAGCTGTCATAATAATTTCAGCTTGTTCACGATTTAAGTTCATTGCTTCTCCTGTTTTAATTCATTTATACTAATATCAGGATTACAATTACATAAATCTGCATTACGACCTTTTTTTGTATTTGATTTGCACCAATCATCATGAGCAACATTCATTATATTAATTGAATTCTTTTTTATCAATCCTTCTACTATCCATTTTCCTATTTCATCTTTATAGTTTGATTTTTTTGTATTCATTAGTATCTTCCTCCTTTGGCTAATTTTCTTAGCACATATTCTTTTGTTTCGTCTTTTAAACATTCTACCCATTCCATAAGATATTTAAATTCATCTTCATCTAATGGGCCTTTCCTGGTGTTACATGATTTGCAAATTAGCTGCAGGTTATCAATGACAGAGTCTCCATCTTTAGCCAACGGAATAATATGATCACATACCATATTTTTTAATGTCATTTTTTTATCACAGTATTTACATCCATCACCATAACTATTATAAAACATTTCACGAAGCTCATCCATCTCAATATCGAATAAAACTTGTGAATCTTCGGATCGTTTTTTAAGGGAGGATTTGAGACTTTGCATTTTTCTCTGAAGCTTTTTATAAGCAATCTTCCAATAAGTACGATGATGAGGTTCTAATACCTCTCGAAATGTTTTTTTATCATATTTCATAATTATAAGGGCTCAGCGTTTTTTGCATTACTTCGCTTGTTAAAAGGCTTATGATACATCGCTGGGCGTGTAAGAGGTCTTTGTCCTCCCCCTTTCAATCAACTGAGCCCTGATAATTTATTATTAAAAGAATGTAGCATACAAGTATTAATAACTATGTTCGCTTTACTCTTTTAACTTTTTTTATGTTTATGCCTTGTGGCATATCGCTTTCAGCGTTAAATGCTGATATTGCAGCTTTTCTCGCCTTTACTTTATCTAATTTCTCAACAATCTCTACTTTTTTGAAATCATTAGATATAGTATGTGGATCAACGTCGACTGGGCCAAATGTTTCATAAAGCTTATACCTTGCAGTATTAGTCTCGTATACTCCATCTTCGTTCCCAATTTCCATTATAACAGCTGGTAACAATTGCTTGTTAAAGAAGTCCTGTGTCTTTTTAAGTCCTCTTCGTCGTGACTTTAATCTGTCAATTTCATCTTTCAATGCTTCAACCTCTGCGTCAAGTAAGTATTCTTTTTTGTTAAGTTCAAGCATGAAGTGATCGACATTTTGTATTTTAGTCTTGATTTCCCTATGTAGTGCTGTTCTCGCCTCTTCGAGGCTCTTGTGTTGTTCCATGTCAATGTCAGTGGCTTGCTCTATGTGCTCGAGTTGTTGATTTATATCAATGAGCTCGCAGACCAGTTCTCTTGTTGTTGCCATCATTCCTCCAAAATTGTGAAGTTCTTATTCATTATTTTACTATGTATAACTTCAGGTTTCTTTTTTTTCAGTCTAAATGAAGGCGTCCATTCAAGCTCAATATCGAAGAGGTCACCATCACTATTCTTATATAGTGATACTTTTTTTCCTGCATCTTCAGCTGAGCCTGTGATACCAAGCACTTTTCTTGATGCATTTTCTATTGCTCCACTTCCTTTAGCTGCATATAAATCCATTATTTGATTTCTCGAATAGTCTCTTGACACTTGAGATATCTGTATAATGATAATATCTTCATTTACAGCTATATTAGATAGAGAGTGACTTATGTAATTAAGTTTTTCATACTCTCCTCTTTTATTGAACGGCACATCTACAAGGTCAATATAGTCTATTACAACACATTTAGGTTGTAATTGCTTTATCTTTTCTTGTATTTGCGGTATAGTGGGACTAATAGATTGCATTATGATGTGACTTAACTCTTGTTTGTGGTATTTATAAAGACTTTTATAATTTTTCATTACTGTATCTTTATTAGCTCCAGAAACAATTTGTAAGTTTCTTCTATGCATCACATATCCTGATAGTTCTAATGATAAGAACAATGTTGGAATTTGTTTTTCTTTTATTATTTGATCGTGGTCAGCATTATAACCCAGTACAATATTTTGAGCTAATGCTGTTTTGTTTGCACCAGTCGATCCAAAGATAGTTACTAATTCTCCAGGATATACTGTTGCATCTTTGTCGTATACTCCTAAAGACTTAGCTAAATCAATTGTTCTTCCAGAGAAATCAGTTTCTAATCTTTCTGCTAACTCTGATTGTAATTGTTCACTATTCTTTACATCTATCAAATAATCTTTTCTTTTGTAGTAGATACAATTTGGTTGACAATGATTATGCATTAACACATCTTTGCAACCATATTTATATCCACCACGATAGGTGTCTTCTACCTTTTTAAGTACTATATCACTTCTCAATTGTCTACTATTCCACTCTAATAACGCAGCTTTAGCAGCTACACTAGGTATACCATGTCTAAAGAAATGAGATGCTATTCGCATCATAGTATTATTTCTTGATCCTTCTTCAGGGCCAAGTTTATACATCTTTTGAATGCAGGGTACAATGTTTCGTGGTTCCACATTAGATTCCATAACTCTTATCTTAGGAACTTTGGTAATTATTTTATTTTCTAATTCACCATCTCCCCAAATAGGTTCAGTCTCAATTATAATTCGTTTACTTGCTTCAGAATGTATCTCTTTAGCTGTAGATTCATTTATTTGATTGTGCGTTAATGGAATTTTATATAGATTAGATTTTTGATTTAAGGTATTTGGGCATCTATATATTGATGTTCTATTATATACTGCTAAATCTATATCACTGAATAAATTATTCATAGTTTCTTTAACAATAAATGGTAAATCAGTAGTTCCTTCTGGGAAATTAAAGACTTCTCCACTTATTATTATATGATATCCAGTTCCACTGAAATAGATATTGTAGGAGCGTTTGTGAACGTCTAGCTCTTCTAATTCAAATAATATACCTTTTGTTTTATTAAGTGTATAATCATCAGAATTATCGCCTCTATCTATATCGATTAAAATATCTCTAATATATCGCTTACCTAAGAAATCTTTGAATGTTTTCCTTAGCTTATGATATTCTTTTCCTTCTTCATCATATAGATATAAACTTTTATAGACAGCATATTTATCACCATGCTCTAATATAACATCAATTATTTGTTCTTGCGGAATAAGGAGCCCTCTGTTTTGAGGGCTCCCTATCGCTACTTCGTGATAAAGTTCCACCTAGAACTTGTTTACAGAGCTACCAGCAGTGGTACTGGTCATGTCTCCGTTATTAACAGGTGCTTGGGTGTTATCGTGCTCAACAATGAATCTATTGGCTTTCATGTAAGTGATATAATCTTCAAGGTCACTTCGACCGCGATCATTATTCTTTACAATTTTGGGACATACTTGAGTGTATGCTTTACCAGCTTTTTCATTCCACTTCTTATAAGTAAATATGTAATACTTATGTTCAGTGTCTGATTGAGAAACACCATAGTTGGCTTTTGTAAAATCATGGTTTAACAAACCTGCAATATCTTCTACAAGTTTATCATTTCCATCGACCCATAAACCATCGGTGTTTACTCCGCCATCCCAACCAATTGCATCAGTGAAGTACAAGATTCTTTTGAGTAGACTACTCTGACCAGTTAAAGTATTATCACTTTCTCTGTCAAATGTGCCTAATAGGCTATATTTCCAGGGATATTGTGAGTTTTCATTTCTAAAGTAAATCTCTAGAAACATATCCATATTCGGATATTCAGCTGATCTGTCCACTATATCGGTAAGTGTAACTGCTTGAAAACCAAGAAAGTTAACTCCTCCAGATGTAGGTGACTCTTGTTTATAAGAACCTCTGTACGGCATTTATTACTCCTATTCTTCTTTGTATTTTAGGATTTCATTCATTACGCTATTGTAATCGAATTCAAGAACTTTCTGGGCTAGAGGTCTCAGCCTACTGCCTACAGTTCTTTCGTCGTATGCTTTAAAAGAAAGATAGAATTTACCATCTTCTTTATTAGCCATAGCGTACCCTATCACGTCTGCACTTGCAGTTAAAGCATAAGCTAAACCTCTTGGTAGCTCAGGCCCCAACTGACTCTTACCATCAGTTATGACAGTACTCTTTGCATGTGAAACAATCACTAAATTCCTACTTAATGATTTACACAATACTTGGAATTTTTTAACAATATCAAGATTCTTCTTTCTGGCTTGTGCCCAGTCAGCACCCCATGAAGAACCCTCTCCCATTGCTGCTTGTCCTCTTTCATCACATACTTCAGCTTCAATCCATCTATTTATGTGATCAATAGTATCAATAACAATAGTATCGTAAGGTAATTTTTTTAAATTATCCTTTAACCAATAGTATACTTCTACCATAGAATATACTTCTATTGATTCTCCAACAGTTTCACCTGTTCTATTATAATATCCACGCTCTTCATTGGGCACTATTTCTGTAATAGGCTTACCCTTTTCTGTAGCTTGTTTATTATCAATCATTTTTGGCCTTGTAGGTGTGTTTAAAGATGTAACTGTAACTGTATTAGCTCCATCTACAAAATCTGCACCTAAATCTGTATCTATTAATAGGCATCCCTCGGCTCCTTTGGGACTCCATTTACTGGCTTGAGTAGTTTTACCCGTTTTAGGTTGACCGATAAAATACCAGGTCAACCCATTGGGTAATTTAGTCCAGTCAGTGGATACTTTTCTAACTTGAATATCCATAACTATCCTTATCTTGTTTTTACAATGAGATTGTCAGTTCGCATTTCTAAAGGCATTAAACCTATCCAAAT